ACGCATAAGTTGACTTCGGGCTGAAGGTTCCGTTTTATGCAGATATCGGAAGTCATACCGGCCATTGGGGCACCACAGCGCCACCAAGTCCAACCCCTCGGATAAGGTCTTTTTCGACCTCAAGCCCTACATGGAACGCGACGAATTCGCGACATTCCCATAGTCTGTGGGGTGGGGGAGGCGATCGAGTTAACAAGTCTGAAATGTACTATCTTTAATTTTCCGCTAAAGTTGCTGCTGCTGCACTTCCGGAGCTATTTGAGATAATGCTTGAATGAAAGGAAGCATATCCTTACGGCACCGTAAGGATATATAAAAATCGATAGATTTAAGTACCATGCCGTCGCAGAGGTAGTATCCCTTCCATTGGGGGGTTGACAGGTGACACGCGGGGGGCTTCGGCCCCTCCTCACGATTTTAGATAACGTCTCGCTCGCTTCCCGTCCCGGCGGACGTTCTGAGCTTCCAGCCCCGCCGATGACAGCAACCGACCAAGCGGCCTGGAGGCTATCCCCACGACCTCGGCAACCTCTGAAACGCTCGGCTCAATCCCGCGGTGGTGGAAGTTTTTTATCGCCTCGATCGCCTTCTCGACGGCCCCCTCGTCTGTCTTTGGTAAGGCCTTCTGGCGTGTCTTTGGTAAGGATGATTTGTCTTTGGTAAGTGTCTTTGGTAAGGGCTCGTCTTTGGTAAGGGGAGGCCCTTCCTCGCCGGTGTCTTTGGTAAGAGGTAGATTTTTGCCGATGTATTCCTTCCTCGTCTTCCCATCCTCCCACCAATACCGGGACCAATAAGGGCCATGTCCTGGACCATCTCGGCATTTCTTACAGCGTTCTTTATTGCACTTATAAAAGTCCTGTCGATAGACTCCGCCCTCTGGAGCTTTGATGGATCTCATGATAATGTCTTTGGTAAGGATCGTATAAAAGCCTTACCAAAGACAGTCTTACCAAAGACAAATCATTACCAAAGACAGCCCGATGGATACGGATTTTCACCCACAAGCACGGAGAAACAAGCCCGAAAGCAGTTTATAAAAATACGATTAAAATAAGCAGGTGTGGGGGAGGGGGCATATCCTCCCCCGGGTGTCAGTCTTTGATTATCCTAATTTACTTGATCCCGTAGGCCTCGATCGTCCCGGCGAGATCGGTGTTGCTGGTGTTGGTCACGTCCAGGTGAATGGACCCATCGCTCTGGAGGAAGCGGGCGGTCTCGACCGGACCGAGGACGTACTCCTCCTCGGCTACGAGGTTGTCGCCTATTGCCAGCCCGCCCTGATCTCTCAGGAAAGCTGGGGCAGCGTCGCCCTCCACAAGCTCGATGTCGCCGCCGGTCCCCGTCCCCGCCAATCGCGTCCAGGATGCGCTCCCGGGCCGTTTCCAGCTTGAGTATGCCAGAGTCGGTCCGAAGGGCGCGTGGGGTTTCCGGCTGACGGATGAGGTATGACGGGGGCCAGTGAGCCCCCACAGGAGAGGTGAGAGAAGATGACGCCGAGGGGGAGAAACAATCGCGTTTTTACTGGTAAAAAGAGGCGTCGAGAACGTAGCCCAACAGATATCAAGAGGCTTAAAACTTAAAATAAGCAACCCATATATTACTGTAAAAATAAAACGCTGATCCCCCACAATCATAAGTCATGCAACCAAGCTTGATATCTGAGATATTCGTTCTCTTTTCTGAGGAGTTCGTTCGCGGCCTCAAGCTCATGGATCTTCTTCTTCAGGACCACCCTCTCCTTCAATAGGGCGGTGGTTCCCCGTTTCTCTCGGTCCTCTTTCAGCCTCTGGGAGACGATCCTTGTCATGTCGGCGCGTGAGAATTCGAGGACCTCCTCGGCTCCTGTCAGCTTTTCCATTTATCCCTCTCCCTTTCGTGGGGGCTCAAAGTCATCACATGACGGCATCCGACATGCTCCAGGCCAGCAGCTCGGGCCTCTTCGAGGGTTGGGTATCCTCGGGTCTCTCCTGTTAACGAGAGGGTCCTACCCTCCCAGGGAACGCACAGGGGACAGGCCTTAGAATGCGTCGAAACGATCACCAGCTCATAGCCATGCTCCAAGAGCCGGATCCGAGTCCCCTCTCGGAAGCTCTGCATGGCCGCGTTGTGGACGGCCATCTTCGAGTAGTTGGCCATATCCCAACGACGGCCGGCTCGGTCGATGAAGCCGGTAACCCCCCTGGAGGCGAGGTCCTCTCTCATCCTTCTGGCGGCTGTATCGACGCTATCGATCCCCAGGACCACGCTCTGAGTGTATTCGAGCTGGAGAGCTCTGAAGAGGTCGTCCACCTGGCGGCCTATGGTACGGTCCACAGCCTCAAGCCTGGAATAGGTCGCCTCGGCTATAACGTGAATCGCTTGCTGGTGGAGGGTCCCGAAGCCCGCCGAGAGATGGGTCGAGAAAGCCATATCATCGGCGTAGGCCACGCCTTCGCGATAGAGGTAGGGGATCGCGTCGTCGCACCACTCCCGGCCACCGACGAGGAGCTTGTTTCGAGCTGCCCTTATGTTCCGTTGAACGGCCCGGTAATAGGCGGGATCGCCACCTTTGAGGAGGACCCGGTTGATCTCGGCCTGGATCTTCCGGTCGCCGTTCTCATAGAGCTGGATGAGCCTGGAGGCCTGATCTTCGGTGAGCTTCGCGGGATCCACCATTAGGCCCCCACTCCTCCGATAAGGAGGGTCCGGTACAGCTCTTCACCGTCCAAGCCGGTCTTCGGATCGACTTTGACGACTTCATAGATTGGAGAGTCGGCGCCGCCGATGACCAGCTTAATTTTGGCGCCGAACTCCAGGGGCTCAAGGCAGAATATCCGGCCCTCGGCCTGCATGATCTGCTGAGAATACTCGTCGCCGGCGATCTTAAGATACGTCGATCTCTTTAGCTCCCATCGGCATGGGAACTCGACCCACTCGCCGGGGAGCTCCTCCTCTGTGGTGGGGTCAGCCGCCACAACTCGACAGTTTAGCTCTTCTTCCCCGATGTCGGTCGTGATTTCCGTTACAGTATCGAATTGTTTAGATGTCACCATCGTTGTGGTACCCCACGGGGGCCCGAACCCTTCCAGGGTGTCGGTTTGGGGCTCGCCGTCCAGGGTCCCCGTTATGGTGACGTTGAGGGCGATCGCTCCTGAATCTATCTCAAATTTGACCTTGAAAGGCGCGTCCATCGAAAAAGGAGGGGATAGGGCGAGCGTGGCGAGGACTGGAGCCCAGCCGTAAAGGATGGGGGAGGCCTCATATTTGGCCGTCTGGTTCAGGTATCCGGCGATCACCGCGCCCGCGCCCCCTTTGCCAGGTAGGGCTCCAGGAGCCGGTAAGCCGTCCAGGACCTCAGAGGAGTCCCCTCGATCCCGCCTCCCCGAAGAGATCCGTCGTACTCTTCCCACAGCTCGCCGAGCTTGAAGTATGTTACACCGCCCTCCTGGAGGGCGCGTCTCTTGTCGTTCGTGGTGTCGAGCCTCGCCATGATCTCCTCGCAGACTGCATCTTTGATCGCCTGGGGGACCACGACGTTATCATCGGCGTCTCGGTCTGCGACCACCCAACCCTGGCGCGTCTTGATCCGTCTCGGCCACTGGAGGGGCTGGGTGGATAGGTCGGTATCGTACTTCTTACCCACAAAAGGGAGAGAATCGACGAGCTTCGAGACGTACTTCAGAAGATCCTCCTTCAGTGCAGAAGAGGCCCCGGTCCAGGCTGAGGAGCCGGGCCTGTCGGCAACGTAGGCGTCCATCTCGGACGATGTGATGTATTCGACCACAAAATCAACCTCCTGGGATTCGAAAAGGCGTCACGTTACCCTGCCCTGGAATATCGTGGCGACGACCGACCCCACCGAAACAGAGTACAGGCGGACCCTTACTTCGCACCCCTCTGGAACCAAGAACGCCTGGGCTTCCACCCAGAACGGATACCACGTCTCACCCAGCTTGATGTCATATCCTATGCTCCCCTGAAAATCGACAGACTCGGAGAGAAGTACGGTAACTGGGGCGATCGATGACCGAGATACAAACCCGGCCGTCACGTCGTCCACCTCGGAGAGGGTCGCGGTGATGGGCTCCGACGACGGCCTCAGGGCCCCATGGATCTCGTCAATCAGGCTCATTGAACCACCCTAAATGAGAGGAGGGAAACGTCCCCCCTCAAGGCAATGCGTAAGCTTCGATCGTCCCGGCGAGATTGGTGTTGCTGGTATCGGTGACGTCCAGGTGAATGGTTCCGTCACTCTGGAGGTATCGAGCCGTCTCGATCGGACCGATGACGTACTCCTCGGTCGCTACGAGGTTGCCCCCGATCGCCAGGTCGCCGAGCCCCCGCCTAAAGGCAGGGTGAGCGGTTCCCGCCTTCAAGGCGATGTCCCCGCCCGTTCCCGTTCCCGCCGAGATGTGGACGAGGATGATCATCCTCTTGAAGTTGGACGCCGCCGCTATCTGGTGGTCGTTGGCTACATCGATCGCATCGGGTGTTTCCCTAGCTTTCCAGGTGCCGTCGCATTCGTTTACCGTGATTGCAGATCTTCCCATGATTCACCACCTCAGCTCGGAGCACAGGTCAGAACGCACAGGCAGCTCGGATCGATGACCTTCGCGCCGTAGCAGTGAAGGCCCCGGAGGGCGTCGGCAAAGAACTTGTCAGGCCTGTAAGCCTCAGTCTCGTTCACGGAGTCGGCGAAGGTGGTCGCCCTCGCCACGCCGGCCACAACCTTGTAGTGGTCGCCGCTGGAGTTGGGGACGTTGTTGGACTGGAGGATCCTGAAGCCGAACAGCTTCGCGATCTCGCCGTTCAGCATCGCGCCCTCGACCCCGGACCAGGTCGGGTTGACGATCGCGTCTTCCTGGAGGAGCCACTTCACCACCCACGGAGGAACGACGACAAACCGGCCCTCGGCGGGGACGTTGGCCTCGTCGAGCTTGACCTTGACTTCAAGAAGCTCCTCGGTTACAAGGTCGGTCGTCCCGTCGAAGATCTTATCGGACCCGTCGGCGCCCACAGCGTTACCGGCACCCGCTACCATCTGGGCGACTATGTACTGATCGGCGACGTCGGCGAGCTGGTAGGCCGCGTCTCTGGTGGCGCTCTCCATCAGCCGGACGTTCATCTGAGCCTTGTCGATGTCCTCGATCCTGAAGTTGAAGTACTTCGCTTGAGTAATCTCCAGCGTGGCGCTGGCGTCGTCCAGCTCCTCGGGGTCGCCGATCCCGGTGACCTTGTTGTAGTTGTCGATCGTTATCGGGCCGTGGGCGGTGATTCGCACCGTGTCGCCTTTGCCCTTCACGTCGCCCTCATAATCCCTGTTTATGACTCCAGCCTGGCCATATACAAGGCTCTTCTGGAGACTCTGGAGGATTTGGGCGGCCCAAACCTCGCCTATGAAATTCGTGATTGCCATCTGTCTTACCTCAAAGTGCCCTCTTTCATTTGGGCCTTGATCTGGTCCATGTTGGCGATGATTTCGTCTGGCTTCATGGCCTTCACGGCCTCACGGGTTAGGGGTTTCTTGACCTCGCCCGGAGGGTTGCCAGCGCCGCCCACAGGCTCTTTTGGCCCGATCTCTTTCAGCAGCTTCTCGCCGTCGGCTTTCAGCTCCGCCTCGGTTGTACCCTGGAGGCGTCCCGCCAGGGATGGGGGGAGCTTCAGATCGGTGACGATCTTCGCTTTCAGAGAGTCCAGGGTCTTGGATTCGTGCTCCGCCAGCTTCGCTTTGAGATCGGCATTTTCAGCCTTTATCTCGTCATAATCGGCGAATTTCGCCTTCTCGCGGTTGACCCGCTCCTGGACTATCCGGTCCACATCTGCCTGAGTGAATTTCTTTTCATCATCGGTCATGGGTTTGAATCTCCGAAGTTCACGGCCTTCGTTTGCCTATATGTATAATAGATAAGGCATACTATATAAATGTTTGTCCTTTTTGTGAAATAATGTAATTAGGTCCATCTAAGAGAGAAGAGGATCAAAAACAAATTTCTACAAAAGATCAGTTAGCGCGAAGCTCAAGCTAACCGAAGGCGCTCCTGGATTTTAAAGAGTAAAAATTACTGAGGAAGAGCGTTCGTAGCTTTAGTCAAATGCTCTGATCCGCTTGTAACGTACTGGCATGCCAAAGTAATCTTGTCAGCATCCATCTCATCTACACCCATATAGCCGTACAAACCCGCGTTTGCAAAATCATCCAGCGCGTAGCCAAATTCTTGTTTAGACGTTCTGAATGCAGATGAAACGGAGGATTCATCATTCAATTTTTTCGCTTCGGTTGCATGACCATACAATGATGCAAAACCGTCACTCAATGCATTAAAATCGAAGGATTCAGATGCCGCGGTTATATCTTCCATATCTTGGACCAAAAACGCGGATGCTACTGTTGCAAGAGTTATCCATTCTTGATCACCATCCGATACTCCAAGTGCAACTTGGCTCGCAAAACACAAACACAATATCGATGCAAGAACTATTTTCAATATTAGACCTCCTATCTCATATGTATGCGCCCTTGCATTATAAATATGTTAGGTAACATTATCAGAGGCAGGGCTCAGAGCCCCCTCATCTCCTCATCTTTGATCCTCGCCTCCTCGGCGTCCAGGTCCTCTTCGGTGGCGTCGGGGTCCAGCCGGGATAGGCTTCCCCTGACCGAGGTCGCCATTGCCCCGCGTCTTGTGGCCTCCACCTTCGCCGCCTCCACAGGGTCGATAGGGAGGTTGGACCGCCACTCCAGGGAGAGGTTGGTGAGCGTCTCGGCTCCACTCATCCGGGACGCAACCTCGAGTTCTGCTGTGGTCTTGAGGACCTCGATCAGCTTCGGCTTGATCCTCAGCCTCAGCCGGTTGACCTTTGCCAGCGTGGGGAGCATAAGCCTCTTGAGGGCGCTTCCCGACTCAGCCAGGCCGGTCTTAACTTCACCGAAGGCAGCCGGGGAGAGCTCGGCCATGACGTAGAGCTGGGAAAGGAGAGTCTCAATCTGAGTGAAGGTGGCGCCCATCTGAGCATCCCAGACCAGGATCTCCGGCGGGGACTCGCCCTCGTTCAGGGCGATGTACTTCTCATCGGAAGCCCACACGATCTCGCCTGTGATCGGGTCTCGCACTCTGAGCCCCGACGGCCCGCACATCCAGGGATCGGCGAAGGTGTCCAGGGTCCCCGAGACCTTGATCAGCCTCCTTTCGATCTCCTCCACAAGGTCGGAGATGTCTTTGAAGTCGTCCAGCCCGAAGACCCCGTCCCCTGCCTTCAGGTTGGAGAAATGAACCACCAGGAAACCAGGGACGCCCGTCTCCTCCTCCTCTTTCAGGTTGGCGTACCGCTCGATGGTGGCCAGGGGGACGGGCTCTTGGATCTCTTTGCCGTCGGAGGTGAGCTTCAAGAGCCGGTGCTCGATCTGTCCGGGCTTGTGGACCTCCGCCTTGACGTACTTGTCATCGCCCTGCGTCACATCCCATGCCAGGACGTGAGCCTTGAAGGTCCCGACGTCGTCAGGGTCCACCACCGGGAACCAGAGCCGGGGGTCGATCCTCGATATGATGCCCCGCCGTCCATCCCATCGGACCTTAAGGACGCCGTCGCCGAAGGCTATCAGGTCGCCAAAGAGGTCATAGACGACCTGATGGAAGCCGTTTCCTTCGACGATCCGATCTAGCCCCGCCTGCTGGTTCTCGTCGGCCCGGATCGCCGGAGGGTTCCCCACAGCCAGGTCGGCAAATAGGGTCATGATCCGCTTGAACCAGTTGACCCTCATCTTGATGATCCGGGGGGCGTCGTCTTCGTTCAAGCCGGCGAAGACGAGATCGTGATCTCCTTCCAGCAGCAGCCGGTTCTTTGCATATCGAGCCAGCCGGTCTTTATCCTCAGCAGGAGGCCATTTGTGGGTAGGGTTAAGGAAGTTTAAGTCGGTGTGGACTGTTGAAGTCATGATCTCCTCCTCGGAGGTAGCGTAACCCGTCGTGATTTTGAGATGCGATTAACCAGGTATCGAAGGCAGTCGACCAGGTCGTCGCCCTCTTTTATGGGCGCGTCCTCTCCTCTCTCCGTCGCCTTCGGGTCCCATCGGTATCCCTCCAGCTCCTCCTGGAGCATGGGCGTAGCCGGGCCGATGAGCTGAAGCCAGCCCTGGTCGAAGGCGTTGATTACCTTCTGGATCCCGTTGAGGACGTCGTTGTCAGCCTGCTGCACGGCCTCGATCCCGTCCCCTATGAACTGGAGCCTGTGAGCCTTAGCCGCCGGGTCGACGTCGATCGAGGTCGGATACATCCCATCGAGGAAAGTCTTCAGATCCTTCGAGACCTCAGCCGGGGACTTGTCAGCCTTCCGGTACTCGCCCGCTATGTACCATTTATCGCCGATCCGGAAGCCCTTCAGCATCGCCGTGGGGTGAGTAGCGCCGGGGTCGACGGCCACCCTCATCTCCTCGATCCGACCGTCTGGGAGGCGAGGGACGCAGTGAAGATCTCGATTGAAGTTGCGGTAAACAGCGCCCTCGGCCGCCACCCAAAGCCCGTCGATGTACCTCTGATAGAAAAGGGACCCTTTCGGCCCGAACTGGCGCTTCAGCTCGGCGACGTAGGCGGGGTCGAGGTGGGTGTTGTCCTCAAGGGCAAAATGCCAGCTCCGGAGGTCGAGCTCCGCCTCTCGGTCGATCCATTTTCGTTTCAGGTAGTGGCCCGGCCCCCCGGGGTTCATCGTCCCGAATAACTGAGCCCCGGGCTCGGAGAGTCGAGAGATGAGCATGTTCCAAAAGGACTCCGGGATAAGGGTCCCCTCGTCGACGTAGGCAAAGGGGAGGGTCGAGCCCGCTATCTTCGTAAAGGCGCTCTCGTCGTTGGCTCCCTCGATCAGGACCGGCCTTCCGTAGATGTAGGCGAGCTTAAGGCTCCGCTTGTAGTCGAAGTTCTCGGTTCCTACGAGGCGGCGGATGTCGTCGAGTACGTTCCTCTCCAGTGCGGTTTGGGTGCGGCCTACGATTAGCGGAGGGCGGGCCGATCTGGACCGGATGAGAGCCTCCAGGAAGCGTATATCGGCGACTATGGACTTCCCGGACCTTACCGACCCATGCAGAAGATTGACCCGGGATTGAGACCCGATGATAAAGTCCCTCTGCTTCGAGGTGAGAGGAAGCAGGGTCAAGAGTCGCCCTCCTCCTCTTCGGCTTCGACCTCGACAGAGCCCCGGAGCATCTCGACGAGCTGGAGGATCTCGCCGCCCTTGTTCTCGTCGTGGGGGAGCTCCAGCCGGAGCTTGTCCAAGCCGACAGCCAGCCCGACCGAGACGTCCCGATAGTCCCTCGCCGTCCAGGTGTCTTCGAGGATCTTCTCGCCACGGTCCAGCATCTTAGCGGCGACCGAGGCCCGGCGCTCGGCATTGGCATAAGCAGCGACGAGCTGAGCCCTTTTTAGCTGATCCTGTCTAAGCTTCACGAGGTCCAGCCCGTTTCTTTCCGCCACGTTGGAGACGGTCCCGGACGATCTCCCAACGATCTTGCCCGCCTCTCTTGTGGTCTTCCCCTGCATGAGGAGAGAGAGGATCTTCTCCTCTTCCTCAACAGGAATTCTAGTCATCGTGTACAATAAGGACGAGAGTATATAAATAACTTTCGTCGAATTGCCCTCTTTGTCCAACGCGGTGGGGGTTTTGACAGCGACAAAAAAAGCTATCAATCGATAGCAGTCGGGGCCGACTGTCAATTTACTGTCAAAGGAGAACCGATAGCAGCCGGGGGTTTTTGACATTTTGACAGCGTTTTGGGAACATGTGAGGGGGAGGGGGTGAGAAGGGGAGAGAGGACCACCCCACAAACTGATATGATTTTTGTTATAGTACCCCCTCTCATATTATATTACTATCAATACTATCAATATCTATCTTCAGGTATCGATTTTCCTCTGTCAACAGCCTGTCAACAGCCTGTCAATAAGGTCAAAAGGTAAAATCGGGGTAAAGGGTAGGTAAAAAGGTAAAGATGGGAGGGGTCACTCCCATTTCTTACGGTCTCTCAGAGAGACCACGGCCTCGGCGTCTCTCCATGTGTCGAATTTATCGAGGTAGAAGACGTTGACCGATTTGAGTATGCCGCCCTTGTCGACGGTCTCACGTACTACTGAGAATCGAGGTACTTTGTGATTTAACCCACCCTCTTTTTTGGGGTCGGTTCCGTTGACGAGCCGAGTTATCCTTCCCGAACTCACCCCCATTTTTATGGCCGCTTCGGATTGCTCCAGCCTTCCGCCCTCTTGGACGATCAGCTTTGCGAGCTTCCTCTCGGCTCCGGTGAGCTTCGTCTTGAATGCCTCGCCCCGTCCATCTCCCACATACAGCTCCTTTGCGAGGTCGAAGTCTTCGACGGTAGCAATTAGCCGCCCGTCCTCGTCCTCCTCCCTCTGGAACCGCCGCCAGAAGGTGATAGCCTGGAGGATGTCCAGGAATAGCGGAAGGTTCCGGCGGTTCCCGGCGTCGTTCCAAATGATGTCCACTGCGAAGGGGATCTTTACCTTGTACCTCTTGGACTTCAAAATCCGGAACATGGCCCGACAGATCATAACTTCCCGCGTCACAGGTCGAGTTACCTCTCCCTGAGCCGCTAGGGCGAGAATATGATCGGCGACCGCTCGGTCCTGGTCCTCGGTCTCGTCCACGTCGATGGGGACGGCTCTATTAAGACACTGGAGATCTTGATCGGAGTCCACCGAGGTTATCATCCAAACGATCTCCGGCGGAACCGACAGAACCGCCGCCTTCCCCTTAAGTACCGTCCGATGATAGTATGGCTCATGGAAGTTTGAAGATGTCTGCTTAAGAACGGTATCGGTGTCGTCGTTTTGCTTGTAGTCGTCACAGTAGATTATGGACCCCCGGGGGATGGGATGATACATCAGAGCTTTTGGTGAGAGTCCCGTTTTGATGTAGGCCTCGGATGGGAGGGCATGAAGGACGGCCTCGGCCATGTCGGATTTACCGCCTCCACTCTTCCCCGTTAGCTTTGGGTGAGCTCCCCGGCTCGTCTCGATCTGAGGGGTTAAGCAGCAGCAGAAGGTTATGCCACCCGCCAGTCTGTCACCCTTATGGATCGTGTTGAAGGTGTCGAGGGCATAAGTCACAGGGTCCCCGAGCTCGAGTATGTTCCTCGCCTCGACGACGAGATCCTCGGCGATCGGCTCCGGTGTTGGTGTTTTGATCTCTTCCTTCTCGGCGGCCTCGTCTGCATCGTTGGCCCGGATCTTCCGGAGGGTCACTTGCTGGTAGTGCTCCCCCTCCTCCGACCACTTCCCGATCTTCGAGGCGTAGGTCATGACCCAGTTTATCTGATGGTCGTCAAATCCGGCGGCGGTGAGCTTCCCCACAAGCCCAAACTCGGCGTCCGATCGGTCCCCGTTGTGCCGTTCCTTCGCCTCGTCGGTCCAGTCCAGAAGGCTTTGGAGGGTCGAATCGGCCTCTAAAAGGGTGCTGAGCTTCTCCCTCACAAAATCGGCGTCGGGAATATCGGTCAACGGGACAAACTCGTCGAGGACCTCACCCACGTCTGCGGCGGGCGTCGTCTCGTTGAACTTCTCGGTCCAGGTCCGGAGGGCGTCGGGGTCCGGATTGAGGCGCTCGATGTACTTCAAGAGCCTTACATCCTCGTATCTTAGGGGGATGTCGCCGATCGCTTCCCGGAGGTGGTTCTTTCGCCCTTCGGCCTCGTCTTCAAACTTCGTGTTCCAGGTCCCTAAGATTCCGCAAACCCGGCCCGGGTCGAAGGTCGTCTCGTCGACGTCGACGTTGGCCTCTCTCTTGACCGTCTTTAAGAACGTCGCGACCTTCGCTATAAATTCCGGCGTCGGTTCGGTTGGAGGTATCGGAAGAAGAAGCCCCGCCCCGTTCCCGGACTTGAAGGCGAGCCCCGGCATGAATCCATTTTCCGATAACCACCTCTGCACTGTGGGGAGTTGCCCCACAGCAAACCCCCGCTCTTTTTTGGTGGCGGCGAAGTCCTTCTTATCGTCCGGTTTTTTTGCGTCGATGTCGATAAAAATGTTGGTGTAGGCCTCGACGTCCAGATGGGTATGGAATTTCTCCGGGTTCCTCTTCAGCCTTTGGACGTTGACCCATAATTGCCGCTTGCCGTTTCTCATCCGGATATAGTCGACCGTCCGGCCCATGTTGATAAGGTCGAAATGCGCTTCCTGTGCTCCATTTCTCCCCGTCTGCACCGACTTGATAGCAAAGCGTTCATGGCCGAGGAATTTAATAAATTTCGTTAAATGCTCCTCGGCGGCGACCCTCTTACCCTCGACTGTGGGGTCGGTCATGTCGACCCCTCTCGCCGTTCGTGGTTCTTATCAAATCGTGCTCCGAGATCTCTCTCGGTGTCATCATAATCTGGATCGGATGATTTATAAGGCTTAGAAACGCATTCTATCATAGACTAACACCCTCTGGCTAGCACCCTCGAGGAGTTGGTTTGTCACCTGGCAACTCTCCGGATGGTTCCCGGGGAGTCGCTTCTTATTCACTTTCAATCGCCGCCTCTGCTTTGTCTGGTTTCGTGCTTGGATACATCTTCATTAGCTCCATAAAGGTTGGCTCACCGGGGGGGTTGAGGAAGGGGCCGACCTGGTCCTTGGTGATGAATTTTAGTGCTCTCAGTACCCACTTTACCCGCACCTCGCTGACTCCCCCTTCCAACACGCTGATGCAATCTCTTGCTATCTCCGATTTCTGCTCATCTGATTCTCTGTGCATCCGCATTACTTCATCCAGCGCGTGTATAACAAAGCTGAGCTTGCTCTCCAGTTCCGCGATTCTTGGGCCGCTTTCGAGTCCCCTCTCGATCATCTCTCTTGCGTAATCGGACATGGTCATGCTCGTCTCATCTGCATTCTTCTGAATCGTGTCCCGGAGGTCGTCGGGAACCCGAATAGTCATCTTTTGGTACATAGACTCAAAGACCATAATTCAACCTCACCCGACATATGTCGGCTATAGTATTTAAACTTACTTCTGATCGATCACCGGCACCGACTCCCACAAAAAGAGCCTCGTATCCGCCCAAAATTCCCGCCGAAAAAACGCTATCGGTCGCCACTGCGCCGAGAGACCCCCTCGGATAAGCCTAAACTTCAGCTCGAAAGGCATGATGGCACGCGACGAATTCGTGACATTCCCATAGTCTGTGGGGCAGGGGCCGCGATCGAGTAAACAAGCCTGGTTTTAGTGGTTATAAAAAAGATGAGGGGGTTTGTAGCCGGCCACAGTGTAAA